CGGACCGGCCGCGGCGGCCAACGCCGCAATCACCACAACGACGGCCTTCAATGGTCCGGGCATTGCGTTAATCCCCTGCACGACCGACGTCAATACCTTAATGAATGGCGTGAATCCCGTGGCGATTATTTCACCGATGGAAATCATCAACCCCTCGAATGCCGATTGAAGGGCCTTCATCGAACCGGACCCGGTGTTGTCCATGATGGACGCCATTTCCTTTGCGGCACCCGCGGCACCCTCCAACGATTTGGTCGTCGGGTCAATTTGATCAACGCCACCGGCCAAAACCAACAATGCGGATTGTGCGGAACGACCAACCTCGTCCTTTGCGTCGGCCAAACCAATGCCGGCGTTCGCCAATTGTTTGATTTTTTCCGCGACTGGTTCCGATCCCGTACCCAATTCCGAAATGATACGTCGCAATGACGTTCCCGCCTGCGAACCCTTGATGCCCGCGTTGGCCATTACCGACAACATTGCCGTCGTTTCCTCAATCGACATTCCCGCCGATTTAGCAACCGGCGCGACGTATTTCATTGAATCGGCGAATGTTTCCATGTCCAACGCGGACGTTGAAAACGATTTGGCCATCACGTCGGTGACGCGTTCGGTTTCGGATGCGTCTAATTGAAACGCCCGCAATGTTGAACCCGCAACCTCCGCGGCGCGTGCCAAATCCGAATCGGTCGCCTGCGCCAACGCTAACGTCGCCTCGGTCACTTGCGTGATTTCCGCGGCCGTGAAACCTAATTTCGCGAATTCCGTTTGTAGTTCGGCAACCTGCTTTGCCGAAAATATGGTTGATGCACCAAGGTCTTTTGCGTTCTTCGACAACGCCTCAAATTCGGCACCCGTCGCACCCGATACGGCGCGGACCTTTGCCATCTGCAATTCAAAACCTTGGAACGTATTGACGGCAACGGCACCCAAACCAACAATCGGTGCGGTGACCTTCATCGTCAAATTCTTACCAACGGCCTGCATCTTTTTGCCGGCGCGGTCCATTGCGCGTTCGGCCTTATTCAAACCGGACACCAACGGCGCGATGTTCGCGAAGAACCGAAGGTTGATTGATGAAAGATTCATTTGCCGCCGAATTTCTTGTTTATTGCATCTAAAACCTCACCGCGTGACCACACGCGTTTCGGTGCTTGTTTTTTCATTTCCCACGGGAACGTCATCAATTCCTTTGGCTTGATGCGCTTTTTCGTATGGGGCGCAATCGTCACCGATGCAATCCACCGGGCGCGTTCCCAGTCGCCGCGGTATTGCCTTTCTAACTTTTCCGAATACCCGTTGGACATATTTTGAAATTCCCGCGGGGTCATATCGTAAAAATCCGACGGCCTCAAACCCAATTGACCAAACGCGTACGATTCCAATGTGTCCCACGTTGGTGGTTCGGAATCGCGGCCCTCACCGCGTTGGCCGTCTATTTTTTTTCCTCGCCTCCGAATTGCTTGTTGAACGTGTCAAACGCGCGTTCCAAAATCGAATTGTCGTCATCTAAAAAATCACCGATGTCGTCAACCGATAAACTGAACGGCATTTTCTCCTTTCGTGCGCCATCCTTAAAACCACACCAAACCAATTTGATTGCGTGATCCAACGTGATGGTGTTTTGTAGATTTTGCAGTTCGCCCAATGTCGTGCCGGTGATAGCCGTGAATTCACGCAATGCATTGAACCCGAATCGTACCGGATAGCGTTTGCCGTTAATCTCAATAAACTCAACCATAGAAAAAAAAATAAGGGGGACGGCGTTATTACCGCCCCCACAAATTTACAAAATTAGTTTGTTGATTCAGCCAACGCGCCCGTGCCTTCAAAACTGAAGGACATTGAAACGTTGTCCTCCATTCCCGACTCTTGGTCCAAACTGGTCAAGTAACCTTGACCGGAATAGTACTTTTCGTCGGTAGTGGTGGAGCCGAATTTCACATACAATTTGGTGCGACCGGTGAGGTAGCCCCAAAGATCGGAATATCCGTCTGCGCTTGCAATGTTGTAAGTCACCAAACCATCGCCCGAAAGGGACCACGATTTTTGACCCTCCAACAATTCGCGCCAACCGGCCGAATCCTTGTTCGATGTGTCACGCGTTTCCATTGAAAGGGAAAGCGAGGCACTCGTACAACGACCGACCTCGGAATAGGTAACGCCGTCGGTGCTGAATTGAATCAGCACATCGGTTGCGTTCATGATGCTTGTTGATGCCGCCATGATTATTGTTGATTTTTAGATTCGGATTTAAGTTGAAGGAACCCATGTTCCTCCAATTGTTTGGCAATATGGTTGGGGACCATTACGCGTGAACCTGCCCGAACAACGCGGTTGTTCATGATTTCCCAATCCTTCGCCAGTTTGACCTCTTTCATTTCATTTTAGGATTTAATTACTCGAAACGTCAAATCGACCTGCGATCCGAAGGTACGTTCGTCCTCGGAAAACAAATCGCGTTCGCCGTCATATTTGCACGATTGAACAACCACCCCGCGGATGGTTTCATTCATGCGGACGAACGCGGTTCGTACATATCCAATGGCGTCTTGCACATCGGAATATTTCGTCGAAATCAATGTGATTCGTACCAATACGTCATCGACGTGTGAATCGCTATCCTTTGACATTGATGTCGTGACGTTCACGACCTCATAAATAGCAAACGGGGACGTTTGCCGTTGCGCCCCAATCACCGGGAACACACGACCATCAAACAACGAATTCAAATTCGTGTCCGTGTCGAACTTATATTTGATGACCTTACCAATCATGACAACACACGATTGAATGTTTTTTCAATGTACAATTTCGCATTGTGCGTGAAATAGGCGACGACCTGCGAAATCGTCGACGCCTTTGCGCGGTCCGCAAATCCTTTGTTTGCGCCCTTATATTGTGAACCGCCACCATCGCGTTTGTTTCCGCCAATGAGGCCGCCATAATTTAGGAAATGCGCAAACCAACCGCCCTTTTCGGGATCCTTGAATGCCCCCTTCACGATTGGCCCAACCCAATATCCCGTTGTCAATTTCGGGTTGCGTGTTTTTGATTTACGAATGCCGATTGAATTTTGCAATTGACCCGCCGTGATTTCGGCATACACCCCACCATTGCGGTAAACCTTGAATTCGCCATCCTTGAAATCCTTGATATTTGATTTCATCGCGTCGCGTGTGATAAACAACGAACGACGTTGAATGTTGCCCAATTCTTTGGCGTCTAATTTCTTGCCGAACTTTTCCAGTTCCGCAACAACCTTTTGGAATTCGCGTTGCAATTCCATTGAATCGATTCCGATTCCGGCCGCATCACCACCCTTTGCCGTGTAATTCCGTGCCATCAATCGGTAATTTCCGTGGTTATACGCATGAACGCCTTTCGTGCGTCCTCATTGATGATGCTTTGGATTTTGTAGGTGTTGCCACGATACACAATCCGCATTTGTTCGTTCAAATTGGATTTGTAACGAACAATGAAATCCACTTTTTTTGTGGCGACAATTTGATTGCCCTTTTCCGCCTCGTTTCCGCTTCGTTCCTCAACCTTCGCCCAAACATTCGCAAGGGTGGAAAAATCAACGTTGTTTTGCCCAAAAAAATCATCGGACACGCCACCAATATTTTGGATGTCGGTCACGACGCACGTTGTTGTTTCCGTTTCGCCGAAATCGTTTGTGACGCGCGTTGTGTATTCGTCAACAAATTCGGTCGCGTTTATTTCCGCCGCCGAAAATGTTTGAATCGTGATGCGCTGATCAAGGTCCCCCGGATTCATTAGAACGTAAACACGCGAAACGGGTTCCACAAATATTCGGATGCGGTCGGCAAACGCTTGACCGAATCAATCCGATTTTCGTACATGTCGGCAATGACCAACAAAATGCCCTGCCGCAATGGTGCCGGAACATCCGATGCGGATGAATACCCGACAACATATTCGACAATGACCGCGTTCGTCGTGTCCTTTGTACTGAACCAACCATCCTCCGAAATGATTCGTGATGGTTGTGAAATCAAATCCGTCCGATATTTGGACGAATTGATTGTGATTTCATCACCCGCATCGTCGATGTATTTGACCGACGAAACCGATTGCACGGGACCGCGGGACAAATAAATGATGTCCTTATCCGCGGGCGTGTAATCCGGAAACATATCATAGAATTCCTCGATTGTCGTCGTCATCAAAATTTGGCGCGTGTATTGTTCGCACAATTCACGGGCCGCGGAAATCATGATGGCCAACGTTGTATCGTCATCGGAATGATCGACACGAAGGAATTCCTTCACATCGGTCAATGACAATGGTTCCGAAACCGCCGGGGTGATGATTGAAATGCTCATCGCTTTTCGCCCTTGTTTTTAATAGCACGCTCGGCACGTTTCACGGCCGGTTTTGCAACCGGTACCGCGTACCCCGCCGCGATATAATCCTCTGCAACATCATTGGCGAGGGTTACGCGTTCCCCAACGGAGAACGCGAACCCTTTGCCAACGATTTGTTGAATGAATTCAACCTCCATCATCTATGGATTAGGCCATGGTGATGTAACGGAATGCGGAATCATCGATTGATCCGGCGTCCTTTCTTGAATAGGCGATAAATCCAAGCAAAAGTGAATCAGCGTAACGCTCGTTCAAGCGCAACATTTGAACACCACCTGCATTGCGAACGACGTATTTGTCGAAGTCACCAACAACGATTGGTTTCGCGGTTGTAGCGATATCGGCCATGTCATTGTTCACGTATGCGGGAACACCAAACACGCGGTCGGGTTCGCCGGCGGCCATTGAAGGAATGAACACGGGGAAATCGTTAGATGAACCAACACCCAGTTTGCGGATGGCGGACATCGTGTTGTCGTTAGCCATCAAAGCAAATTTGGGGCTATTGCGGTACGACTTGTCAACGCTATGGATCAACTCGAGGATTTCGGCGGCCGTGATGGCGGTTGCCGATGCGGCGGTCAATGCGCTGGATGCGGCGGTGATGACACCTGTTGGTTGGCTTGAGCCGG